ATGTTGTTTAGGGTTGGAAGACCGCAAGCCAAAGTTAATTAACTTACAAGTGATTGACCATCTTGAAGGCACATGGATTCCACTCTACACCCATCCAGCAAAAGAATCAAAAGCAAAGGATAGGTTTTCTAACTATGAATCAATCTGCCTTCAATGTGGCACAACTATCTACAAACCAGCGTTCAAGACACTAACAGATGAGGAAATAAGACAGATTGCCGTTGAATGTGGTTTTATAAATGGGTAAAGTATATAAACATTACAACGACTATACGGAGCAGAATGTTCTTAGTGCTATTGGTACTACCCCTTTGCTTGGAACTTTGGGCTTTTATTGGAAAGATGGGTTGGATTACGAAACAGTTGACCCTGAAACTATTGAGGAGTTGATAGAGTTTAATACTGCTGAAGATATATACGATGTCGCAGAGTTTAAAGAAGTGATGAAAGATGTTTTAGATTCTTTAACTCGTAGAGAAAGAAAAGTATTAAGGTTGCGTTTTGGTATTGGTATGAACCACGATTACACATTAGAAGAAGTTGCTAAACTTATGGATTTATCAAAGGAGCGTGTACGTCAGCTAGAAGCTAAAGCTTTAAGAAAGATGCGACATTACAGCAGGACTTGTCAGTTAATAGATTACACAGATATATAGGAAACAAAATGGTTGATTACACAGAATACTTACTAAGAGCAAAACGTCTAATACATGACGTTGAAATTTTAATGAATGAAAGACGTACAGAAGAAGCGTTCATGGCTCTTTATAACTTGCACGTAGAAATTAAGTTAATGGCTAATGCAATACGTACAGCAGAGGGTGGCATTTACCATGAATGATAATGATTTGAGAGATTGTTTTGCGATGTTTGCTATGTGTGGAATTGTAAGTAGAGAAGTAAGCGATTTAAGTCAAATACCATACTACGCAATAAACGCCTACAAAATGGCAGATGCCATGCTTGAAGCACGCAAACCAAAAGAAGAAACAGGTATAACTGCAGTTAAACGAGTAAGGAAAACAAAATGAGTAGCTGGTTGATTGCAGTTATCGGGGTTGTATATCTTGTGGTTGCAGTAGATTTGTATCGTAAGGGTCAAGTGGGCTTATCAATTGCTTTTCTAGGCTACGCTTTGGGTAACGTAGGTTTATTTTTGGAGGCAAAATGAGCACAATGACAAGAACAGAACTAGTTGAAATACTAGAACAAGGGTTAAAAGCGTTTAAGTTATCAGGTGCTAATGCTCCTGACTACGAAGTTTTACCCGATGGGTCTGTGCTATTTCACTATATGCCAACAGAAGAACTAGAAAGATACGTGGAGCAATTAAGAGGATATGAATAAATTAGCCGATGCATTTGACAAATGGTGGAGGCAAGTTAAGAAGGACAAGGCTTGCAAACAAGCGGAAGATAAGGTAGCAGCAATTTTTATTAGCGGATGGAGGGCATGTGAAATGTCAATGAGAGATGGTGGTAAAGGTGATACACCAAGACCTTTGGGTGTGAGTATGGAAGAGTTTGACAAAAACTTTAACTTAGTCTTTGGTAAAAAAGAAAAAAAAGTTAGTAACATAAATGTTACTGTTGAAGCCGACCAAGACGAACAACAAGTAACAGTAACTAAAACGTGGGAGTTTTAATATGAAATGGATATGTATAATAGGTATAGTAATAGGATGCGCAGTATATTTAGCTTTTCCACCTAAAGCTTTTGCGGATATCATTATTATTCAAGGGCCAGGCGGCGTGCAAGAAGGCACAATTATTACGTTTCCAGCCCCGCCAACTTGGAAATAAAAATGACTAAAGTTACTTGGTCTTATAGCAGCTTAAAGACTTTCCAACAATGCCCTAAGAAGTATTACCACTTGAAGATTGCTAAAGATATTAAGCAGGAAGATACAGTGCATACAATTTATGGTAAGGAAGTTCATAAGGCAGCAGAAGATTATATTAAAGAGGGTACACCCGTACCTGAAAAATACTCTTATGTATTAGAAACCCTTGATGCTTTGAAATCTATACCGGGCGAAAAGTACTGCGAGATTGAATTAGGAATAAGGAAAACTTCAGATGGTAAATATGTTACGTGCAGTTTTGATGATTCTAATTATTGGTGGCATGGTATCGCTGATTTGCTTATTGTAAACGGGGATGAAGCCTATTTAGTTGACTACAAGACTAGCAAAAATGCAAAGTATGCTGATACTAAGCAGTTAGATTACATGGCGTCGGCAGTATTTTTAAAGTTTCCACAAGTGCTGACAATTAAATCAGCCCTGATATTTGTAGTAAGTAAGGAGTTTGTTAAAAAAGAGCATAGTTCGATGCACAAATATGCCTACCTTACGTCAGTTGAACCTGACTTAAAACGGTTGGAAAAAGCCATAGAAACAGGGGTATGGAATCCAGTAACAGGCCCATTATGTGGTTGGTGCCCAGTTAAATCATGCGTACATAATAAGGAAAAGAAATCGTGGAACTAGATAATCAAGCACTAGATGCTGCTTTAATTTTGGAAGAAAAGCTAAAGGAGCGTGTAAAAACAGTCGTGCAATCGGTAGTAATTAACGTAATTGGCAAAGAAATTCATGCTGCCATAGAACGTGAAAAACAAGCTATGATAACGGAAATTACCCTTTCTATAGGAAAAGCTTTACAATCTATAGAGAAAGATGGGCGAGTACCCCTATGGGAAACTAACCCTTTTGTTACTAATATACCTGACTTCATTCCAGTAAATACTGAGGGTGAACCAATAGAAATAGTAGGAATGGAAAATGCCTTACAAGAACCCAGCAGACCGCAAGTATAAACAAGCCGCTAAATACGAGGACTCACCCGAGCAAGTTAAAAACAGGGAAGCTCGTAACAAGGCACGTTCGGAACTAGCTAAAAAAGGTAAAGTAACTAAAGGCGATGGAAAAGATGTTGACCATATCAAACCCCTTAGTAAGGGGGGTGCAAACACTGAGGGTAATCTGCGGATTAAATCCGCAAGTGCAAACCGTTCTTTCAGCAGAAACTCAGACCACACAATCAAAAAGAACAAACCAAAAAATGGCGCAAATTGAAACTGACTACGACTGGCCAGGGCAATATAAACCGTTTAACCACCAAAAAATAACAGCAGCGTTTCTCACAGAACACCCAAAAGCATTTTGCTTTAACGAACAAGGTACAGGAAAAACCGCATCAGTTATTTGGGCAGCGGACTACTTAATGAGTTTAGGGTTAGTTAAACGAGTTTTAGTTGTATGCCCCCTATCTATTATGAAATCCGCATGGCAGAACGATTTGTTTAAGTTTGCGTGCCATCGTTCTTGCGACATAGCTTATGGGGATAAAAAGAAGCGCGCTAAAATTATTGAAAGTAGCGCTGAATTTATAATTATTAACTTTGACGGCTTAGCTATTGTGCAAGAAGAAATAGCTGCGGGTGGGTTTGATTTAATTGTAGTGGATGAGGCAAGCGCATATAAAAACGTATCAACAGAGCGCTGGAAGATACTGCGGGATTTGTGTAAAGAGATTAAAGGTCTATGGATGCTTACAGGCACCCCAGCCGCACAGTCCCCAGTTGACGCCTATGGCCTTGCTAAACTAATCAACCCAGATGGAGTTCCTAAATTCTTTGGTTCTTTCCGTGACCAAGTTATGTATAAAGCAGGCATGTACCGTTGGGTTCCTAAATCCAATGCACAAGATGTAGTACACCAAGCACTGCAACCCGCTATCCGTTTTGAAAAGAACCAATGCTTAGATTTGCCCGATGTAACTTTTGTAGAACGTGATGCACCCCTTACCCCCCAGCAAAAGAAGTATTACCAAAAGCTGAAGAACGATATGATTATCCAAGCTGCTGGTGAAGAAATCAGTTCGGCAAATGCTGCTACAAGTATTAATAAATTGTTACAAATTTCAGGTGGTGCGGTATATACCGATACTAAAGAAGTTGTAGAGTTTGATGTATCTAACCGCTTACAAGTAGTTAAAGAAGTTATTGACGAGGCATCCCACAAAGTTCTCGTATTTGTGCCCTTCACGCATACCATAGAGCTGCTAAAAGAATATCTTACTAAACACGGGATTAAAAACGATACCATCAATGGGCAGGTTCCAGTAGCTAGGCGTAATACAATTATTCAGGACTTCCAAGATACTGATAATATTCAGGTTTTAATCATACAACCTCAGGCAGCATCACACGGGTTAACCCTAACCGCAGCTAATGTTATTATTTGGTATGCTCCTGTAATGAGTGTAGAAACATATCTACAAGCCAACGCCCGTATCAATAGGCCAGGCCAAAAGAACCCTATGACTATTGTGCATATCAAGGGTAGCGAGGTAGAAAGCAGACTTTATAGGATGCTTAGCAACAACATAGACAACCATACCCGTCTGATTGATTTATACCGCCAAGAAATAGAATAATTGTTTGACACAGTAAAGAAATATGGTATACTAACAGCTCTGAAAAGGAGCATGTAATGGAGCAAATATCAGCAGAAAAACTTGCAGACATCTATATAAAAATAAGAGATGCTAAGCAAGCTGAAGAGGAAAAGATGATGTCTAAGTTGGCGGAGTTTCAAGAGCAGCTAGATGTAATCTCAGAACAACTATTAGAGTTATGTAAGAGCCAAAATGCTAGCAGTATTAAAACTAAAGCGGGTACCGTAATTAAAAAGTTATCTACACGCTATTGGTCTACTGATTGGGATTCTATGCACAATTTTATTAAAGAACATGATGCTTTGGGTTTATTAGAGCAACGCATTCATCAAAGTAATATGAAACAATTTTTAGAGGAAAATCCTGAACTGATGCCACCGGGAGTTCAGGTCGATAGAAAATATACCGTGGTAGTTAGAAGGAGCTAATATGTCAGAAGCACAACAAGCAACACCAGAGCAAGAAGCAATGGCGCAAGCAATTCAGCAAGCGCAAAAACAAGCATATGAGGACATTCAAAGAAATGCCCAGCTTGAAGTTCAACTGCGTGGTAATTCTTTAAGCTTAGCGGTAGAAGCGCATAAGGAAAGCGTAGAGTATGTAGATGGAAAAGCTGAAGATATTACAAAAACAGCCGCAGTATTTTTAGAGTTCTTGAAAAAAGGAGAAGCATAAATGGCTAATATTTCTATATTTAACCAAGAAGTACCATCGTTCTTACAAGGCGCTAATGGCCTTAATGATTTAACTAAATCGCTTGCTGGTAAGATTAGCAGTGGTGGCAAGCGTATTTCTATTCGTGGCGGTGTATTCCGTAAGATTGTAGGTGGAGAAGAAGTTGGTAAGATTACTAGTCGTGAGTTAAATGTAATTATTGTTAATGCAGCTAAGGGCGTATCCCGTATTTATTACGCTGGTAAATATGACCCAAATGCAATCGTTCCCCCTACTTGTGTATCTAATGATGGCGTGCACCCCGATACTAAAGATGAAGGTCGTCAAAGCGATTCATGCGTAACATGCCCACAGAATATTGCTGGCTCTGGTAATGGCAATTCCCGTGCGTGTCGTTATACCCGTAAGATTGCAGTAATTTTAGAAGGCGATTCAACTGGTGATGTATATCAGCTACAACTCCCGTCTACTTCTATCTTTGGTAAAGGCGAAGGCAACGTACATCCGTTCGAAAGTTATATTAAATACGTAGCTGGTAATGGTCGTAACATTAATCAAATTGTTACACAGATTAGTTTGGATACAGATAGCGATACACCTAAGTTACTATTCTCCCCAGCACGTCATATCAATGAAGAAGAGTGGGCATTAGCGGCGGCGGCAGGTGATTCTTTAGAAGCTAAGAACGCTATTACTCTAACTGTTGCACAGACTGATGGCGTTAAAAAACCTGCATTATCTGCACCTGTTAAGAAGCCAGTAACACAAATGGAGCCAGATGAAGAAGTTTCTGAGCCAACTAAACGTGCTACCAAAAAGGTTGAAGTACCCCCTCCGGCCGGAAAGAAAAGTTTAGGTGATGTAATCAATGCTTGGAGTGCGGTAGACTAATGAGTCAAGGCTACAGCGTAAAGCTGGTCCAGTTAAATAAGCAAGCCGATAAAAAGAAGCTTGGGGTAAAACTTGGCAGGGAGTGTATACGGACTAGTATTTCTGTATCACAAGTTGCCAAGATTATCGGGGTTAGCCGAATGACTGTATATAATTGGTTCTCGGGTATTCATGACCCGCAAGCAATATATGAACCTGCAATTCAAGGTTTATTAGACCGGCTTTAATTTAATAGTTTTGTACATATGACGAGAGGACGCTAAACCCTCTCCGATTGTGTTCCTTTGAGAGATATAAGATGACGATTGACCTTTTAGATACAGTGCTTCCCCAAGAGGGATGGTTTGCTGTACTTGGCATTAAAGGTAAATACGTAAAACAAAAGCTAGTACAGACACGTGAAGAAGTAAATAAAATATCAGAAAAGTTTGTTGCAGAAGGGCGAGATGTATATTTTGGTGTTGCCAAATATGAAACAGGTGACAGCAGAGAACAAGAAAACGTAAGAGCATTAAAAGCTTTTTGGCTAGATATTGACTGCGGCCCTACCAAAGCAGAGGTAAACGAAAAAACTGGAAGACCCGATGGCTACATTGACCAAGCTACGGGTATGCAAAAGCTTCTAGAGTTTATGGAGTTAGTTGGTTTACCACCAGCTACTATTGTTAACTCAGGTAGGGGGTTGCATGTATATTGGCCACTCACTGAGGAAGTTACCCCAGACCTTTGGATTCCAGTTGCTAAGCGTTTTAAAGATTTATGCCTTAAACAAAACTTTTATGTAGACCCAGCCGTGTTTGAGACCGCTAGAGTTTTGCGGATACCTGGAACATTTAACTTTAAACAAGACCCACCACTTGAAGTTAAAGTAATAACGGAAAGCGAACCAGTAACTTATGATAGTTTCAAAGAGTTATTTGGGGTACCCGATATAGTACCCATAGAGTTTGCACCTAGTAAAGGCGAACTTAATGAGTTTACTAAGTCTTTATTAGGTAACAAGATTCAACGTTTTAAAAATATTATGATTCGTGGTGAGAATGGTTGTCAGCAGCTTAATTATGCTTATGAAAACCAAGACTCAATCAGCGAACCTTTATGGTGGTCTGCACTAACCGTAGCTAATGTGTGCGTAGATAGGCAAGTTGCTATTCACATGATGTCTAGTAACCACCCTGACTATGATGCAAGGGCTACTGAGGCTAAAGCTTCCCAGCAAAAAGAAGGTAAGGGCGGCCCTCATACCTGTGCAACTTTTGAAAAACATAACCCAGGTGGTTGTGATGGCTGCAAATGGAAAGGCAAAATCACCGGACCGATTGCACTTAGTTCTGAAATTAACGAAGCCAAGTACGAAGATAACAAGGTGGAAATTAAAGAGGGTGTAGTAGAAGTTATCCCAGAATATCCAAAACCTTATTTACGTGGAATTAATGGCGGGATTTATGTCTCCCCATCTGGGGATGAAGTAGAACCTACTTGTGTATATGAACACGACTTATATGTTTTAAAGCTGATGATGGACCCATCTGCTGGAATGTGCGCATTGATGAAGTTAATCCTGCCGCATGATGGCATGAAAGAGTTTGTTGTGCCTTTAGAAACTATATCGGTACCAGAGGAATTAAAAAGAGAACTAGCAACAAAAGGGGTTGCATGTACACCAACGCAGATGAAGCATCTAGCCGCTTTCATTATGTCGTTTGTTAAAAATTTGCAATACAAAAGGAAATCAGAAATTATGAGAACACAGTTTGGTTGGGCTGATAAGGACAGTAAGTTCATTATCGGCGATAGGGAAATTAGTAAAGACGGAACGTATGGTAGCCCAGCATCTGTAGATACCAAAGCTATTGCACAGCATATGGTTCCGCACGGTACGTATGAGGAATGGCGTGAGGTATTTACTATGTATTCCTTGCCAGGATTAGAACCTCATGCGTTTGCTGCCCTTACTGCCTTTGGCGCACCCCTATTTAAGTTTACTGGGCTTAAAGGGGCAATCATTAACGTCATCTATAAGTTTGGCGGTACAGGCAAGTCTACAACGTTGTTTATGTGCAACAGTGTGTATGGACATCCCGAGTCTTTATCATCGGTCTGGAAGGACACAAATAACGCCAAGATGCAACGTTTGGGTGTAATGAATAACCTACCCTATACCATTGACGAAATCACCAATATAACCCCCGCAGACTTCTCAGATTTGGCTTATGGTATGTCGCAAGGCAGGGCCAAAGACCGCATGAAGGGGGCAACCAATGAGTTGCGCGAAAACAACACTACTTGGCAGACGATGTCCCTAGCCAGCGCTAATGCTTCGTTCTACGAAAAGCTAGGTTCTGCTAAGGCCGGTGCCAATGCCGAGATGTTACGCCTATTTGAGTACACCATACCTCCCAGTAATGTTATTTCCACAGAAGACGGCAAGCGTTTATTTGACCGCCAACTTAAGGAAAACTATGGTCATGCAGGGGATATATACATTAAATGGCTTGTTGGCAATTTAGAAGAAGCCGTACAAGGTATGCTTGATATTCAACGTAAGATTGATGCAGATTTAAGGTTAACCCCGCCAGAGCGTTTCTGGTCTGCCGTAGCCGCATGTAATTTAGCTGGTGGTTTATTTGCAAAGCGCCTAGGACTACATGACTACAACATGGGTGAAATTTTTAAATGGACCTGCAAAACTATTCAAGGGATGCGTGAAGAGATTAAACCCCCTACAGAAACCGCAGTATCTGTAGTTGGAGACTATATTAACCGCCACATGCAGAATATTCTGGTAGTAAAAGCCGATGTGGATAAGCGCACCGCAGCACACTCTTTACCAACTTTAGAACCTAAAGGTGAGCTGCTTATTCGTTATGAACCCGATACAAAGTTAATGTATTTGGTAACTCGTGAGTTTAAACATGATTGTGTGGAGCGCCAGACCAACTACAAAGATACTTTAAAAGAACTGGAGATAAAGGGGTTTTTTAAAGGACCTAACAATAAACGTATGTCTAAAGGGATGAAGATTACTTCTCCTGCAGTAGCATCATTGGTATTTGACTGCTCTACGGGTTTATTAGATATGGATGGATTAATTGCACCGGAGATTCAGAATGCTGATAGGGAAGCTTAGTTATAACATTAACTGGCAAAATTTTAAACCGGGGATGTCGTTCTTTGTCCCTTGTTTAAATTGTATGCAAGCTAAGCAGGATATAGCTCGTACTGCTAAAAGGCTAAAGATGCATATTTTGATGAAAGTTAGCATCGAAAACGACATCAGGGGTATTCGTGTCTGGAGAGTTTAGGGTATACTCTAGGGGCAGACCACGTCTGCTTTTCCTTGGAAGAAGCTCCTTCCTACCCTCTTTATCCCCGCCTAGTGCGGGGATTTTTTACTTTTTAGGTACTGGGGCAGCTTGCTTTAGTGTCGGAATAAAGTAAGGCATTAAATCTTCAGATGGAATTCGTACACCTTTATACGTCATAGCACGTTTATCTAAAGCAGAATCTAAGACATTGCTTAGAGTATCGGCAGTAATAAGAAGTTTATCCATACCAGGATATTTATTATTAAACTGTCGCACTTGGTTAATGACAGGTTGTAAATCCTTTTTACTACCATCAAAGTTTTTATTTAATATAGCGTCGTCTAAACGTTGTAAGATTTTAGTTCTATCTTGCTCTGCTTTAATATATTCGCCTTTAAGTTCGTATCCTACTTCTTGCAAACGTGCTACTTTAGTTGGGGCAAGACCAGTTGCTTGAGCCATTACATTGGCTGCAGTTATATCTTCTGGTTTAACAATCATATCCCCAGCTTTAGTTTTGGCGCCTTCCATACCTAGACGGGTGGCAGCTAGTTGATTTTTAAAGAAAGCGGGTAGTAACTTTTCTAGGCCTCGTTCTATATGTCCGTTTTCAAATTCATCTAATGCACCAATTTGCCCAGCAATAGTAGAAATACCAGGACCTAAATTAGATAGTAAAAAGTTTTGAAACCAACCCTGGTCTGTTTTAGAAGGAGTTGGGTTACGGAACCATAAATTATCAAAAGATGTACGTGAACCTACATTCATATCAGTTAGTTCTGATATCGGGCCGTGGAGTATAACATCACTTAATCTATGCGGACCACCGGCACCGGGTATGTATATCTCACCAAAATAATCATTTAAAAATTGACGGAAACGTAAATCTGCATTTGCATAGACTAGAGGATTTTTAGCACGACGTTTGCGTTTTTCTTCGTCATCATTATCTGGATTATCCAAAGCTTCGACTATTGCTCCTACCACACTATATAATGGCATACCTTTGAGACCGTGGAACATAGCACCCATCATCAAAGTACCGGTAAGGATTGCACCACATTTAGCTGCTTCTTTAGGGTCACTAATTGCTTTAGCAATCATATTGTATCCATGACGGATAAAGAAGCTAGACATAGTCATAGCGTACATCTTAAATTGAAAAATGACAGGTAAATATTTAAAGAGTTCTGGGCGTTCCATTGCATCATATCGACCCATATTATCTTGAACCATAGCAACAGCTGCATCAATAGCTTTATCAAAATCCTTGGTCTTATCATAAGCCAATTCAAAAGTCATCATTGAAGCTTGTTCTCTACTTAGACGTTCAGCCCCACTAAATAAACCCGACATAATATTGGCAGTAATACGCAATGCTTTTTTAGGAATACCAGTATAAGAGTTCATGGGTGTACGCCCACGCTGAGAAAGTAAGTTGCTTTCAGTAAAGGTAAATATCCCACGCTCTCTAAGTTCGTTAAAAGCTTTTCTTAAAGTTGGATTATTTCTAATCCGTGCAGAACCACCAAGAGATACATTAACGCTAGGTATATTATCGTGAGTCATTTTAGCATCAACTTTAAGGGTTTCCCAAAGTTTAGAATAGGCTGCAAGTTTTGCAGCGCTTGCACCAACCCCATAATCAACAGCAAGTGTAGGCATCACCATAACGGGTATGGCAGTCATTTGAACTACTGCAGAAGCTACGCCAGTAAGGAGCATATAGTATGCATAACGAGTAACTGCAGAACTAATTGCATTAGGCGTGTTAGGGTTAACTACTTCTCCAGCTCTACGCTCAATAGCGTCAATAAACAAACCTAATTTTGCTTGGTCTGGGTTACCTGCGAGACTATCTCTAGCTGCGGATACGGCTGTGCTTATCTGGTCCGCATATTTTAGTTTAGGCGCTTGACTAGCCATGCGATACGCAGACTCGGTGAAGTTGCGGAATATGTCGGCACTAAAACCAGTTACATTTTCTGCGTGCATAAACTGTTTGCGAATGCTTCTTTCTGGCATAGTCATAAGCCAGGTTTGATAAAGGTCATCTTTTAGACTTTCTTTATCGGTAAAATCTGCTTTATCAATAATTTCAAACATATTTTTAAGCAGTTTACTTTCACCCATAGTTGCATTACGTAGAGAAGTAATATCATTACCTTCGCTAAATATTTGGCGTTCTAATAGGTCTTCTACAGTAGTGCCTAATTTTCTTGCACGTTTGAGTTTATATTGTTCTCTTTCCGCTACAGTATCAAATAAATGGAAAGCTATATCTTTACCAGTTTCACGTAACCATACAGCACCGTGCCGCATGAATGGGAAGTACTCAGTAATGTTATCCTTCTCCTGCATCTTACGAATTTCAGCCATTAGTTGGCCTTTAGGAGTACTTTCATCGCTAGCATCGCCAGGTAATTCTTTTAAACGCTCAATGCGTTCGTCAAGAAGATTACGGGTTAATGTAAAGTTGTCTTTATAAAATTGACGAACCTTTTTATACATCTCTTGGCCGCCTTCAACCTTACCTAACTTTTCCCACGCATCGTAAACAATATTAATGCCGTTTGTACGTTTAGTAATTTCAGCTTTTAATGCGGGAATACTAGCCGCATCAGTAGCAGGGTCCTTGATTTTTGTTTCAAGCTCTTTAATACGTTTATCGTTTTTAATAGCCTCTACAGCAGTTGCATGTGCATCGGGGGTAACTTCTTTAAGGCGAGCTAAGTGCATAGCATTACCAAGGATACGCATGTTATCTTTTTTGTTACTAATAAAACGAGCTAACTCATCCGCTTTTTTAGCATATGCCGCCAACATACTACTACGCATAGCAGACATTTTTTGAGTCATATTATCTACAATCTTCATACCAGGGATTTCATCCCCTTTCCAACGAATAAGGTCAGAAGTACGTAGAGTTTTTATTATCTGCGCAACTGAGAATTGGTCCATACCCTTATAGTGCGCAGTTAAATAGTCTTTAAAGTCCTCAAAGTTATGACCCTCAGTAACAAGATTGCCTACCCCCTCAGTAACATCCTGGGCTTCATTACTGGTATTTATCTTTTGAACATCTTTATCAATTTTAATTTGCTTTGGTTTTTTAGCCCGTGCCAAACTAACACCCTCTTGCACAGGACCTTGCAGTTCATACTTCATTAGGCTTTCGGATACAAGAATTAAATCCTGCAATGCAGAAGTGTGGTTTTTATCCATGTTAAATAAATCACGGATAGCATTTACGAAGCCCCTAAATAAAGACCGGAATGCACCAGGTTGACCAGCTATTATTTCACCTTTAGACTCTAATAAGAATTGTTGCATAGCATCAGTTGTCATGCCATACGTTACAAATTCTTTTAAGTCTTCAAAACCATCAGTGATATCAAATATTTCTTGTACTTCACGACTAATTGGTAAACGTAAAAATAAACGGTCAGCATACTCATTGCGTGCATTGTCCATAGTCTTATGCAAGGCATCCATAGCAGCTTGTAATTTAACTGGTACGTTTTTACCCTCCATGCTTATGTATTCGTTAATACGTGCATTGATTGCAGCATGTAGTGCTTCATGTAAGAAAACAGTATTATTTGTACCTTGGTAATTCATATTACCAAATTGAGCACTACGTAAGAAAATGGTTCTTACTTTTTGGCCGTTTTCTTTATACGTCGCATACATACCATTAGCGCCGTTGAACTCACTCTTTAAAGTTTTATCTTCTTCACCAGCTATTTTTTTATTAGGTATATCATTTTCAGACCGAACAATTACAAGGTTGACCCCTTTGAGGAAGGGCTGTAAACGACGAGCTAAAAACTTTTCAAAAGCTGTACCATTTTCAAGTATATGTTTAATAGCTTGCTGAGTAGTTTTAAACCCTTCGTATTTTGGGTTACGCTCAGTATTAGTAGTTTGTTTAGCCTTAGATACTTGAGCCTGGCCTTGCTTTTTTCTTAACTCAATACGTTGTTGTAGTGCTGTTTGTTCTTGAGGCATAATAGACGGATGTGCCAATGCTTCTTTGGCTTTTCTACCCCCAGCATTATCTCTTTGTGGACCTTTAGAAATTTCATGCAAAGTATCTATAGCCTGATTACGTCTAGACCTATGTTGCATACTGGCATCAAGATAAGCTGCTTGATTTGGGAAATTCCCTTGCTCTGGTGCTGGTTGTTCAAGAACCGCTGCAGCTGCATTAACGTCCCTAATAGCATCTTTATTTGTTTTTTGATTTTGTTTAGAAGTTAGTTGGGCTTGGGCAATTTGTTCTGGGGTTTTTTCTACGGCTTTACGGCCACCACCACGCTTGCCTTTAGTTGCAACTGGTATAGTTACTGCGGGTGTGGGTTCAGGTGTAATCGTTTCTGTAGGGGCGGCTGTAATTGGTGTAGCTGCAACAGATTTAAAACCAGCTTCATACGCTGCTTTTGCTTTGCCTTTAAACCCTTCTGCATATTTACTACCATCAAACCCTTGGGCAGCATCATAAGCGCCCATTGAATAAGCGTCTACTTGTTTTTGTACGGCTGGAGCAGGGGTACTATAAGTAAAAGTACCGTCTGGGTTTTGTGTTTTAGGAACACCGTATAAATCAAAAGCTTTTGTATTGGCTTGATTTCTTATTTGTATTGGTGTTAATGCACTTGGTTGAGCCGCTTGCACAGCCTCTGTTCGTACTCCAGGGACTCCAGTAGCCCCGACAACATTTGCCAATCCTGCAGGTTGAGGTGCCGCAGGGTTTCCGGTAAGCTCAGGTCCATTTTGAGACATAGAAATGCTTGGCTGATTTGTTCCGGGGACAACTCCAGTACTCTGCTCTGTTCCATGTTGTATTTCCTCTAATACTAATTTACGGGCGTCCTCTAATGGTACACCAAGTTCAGCCGCTTTAGTCTCTACTTGTTTTTCTATTTCTGGGTTAGCTTCAGAAGTAGGTTGGATAGGCGCAGCAGCTTTAGCTTCCGCTTGTTTTTCCGCAGTATCTAGTGGTACTGGTGCAATAGGTGTACCCGCTGCACTAATAATAGGTGGCGTAGCAGCAGGTGCAGCTTGCTGTTCTTGTGGTGGAAGTGGTACACTAGGTTGTGGTTGTTGGTTATTTTGTGGTTGTTGATTAGCTTGTGCAAGTTCTTGTTGTTTAGTTTTAAATGTACCAACAGCTTCTACTGGAGCACCAGCAATTTCACCAATACCTTCTTCAATAACAGACAGTGGGTCAACTTGTTGATTAGAGGCAATAGAACCTAATGCTTCACCACCCATACCATACAATGCTTGAATACTAACTTCTTTACCTGTATCTTTAAGAGCGGCTTTTAATGCACCTTTTTCAAGGTCTTTCATAAGCGAACTAGCAGCGTGGCCAGCTTGCCCTGCAGAAGCTGCATCAAATAGACCAATTACACCTGATTTAACAGAAGCTTTTTCCCAAGCCTCTTGGTGTGGCATACCTTGTGAACGAAGGTCAGCATATTCACTACCAAATTCCATAAATGCAGACGAAGCACCTACAGCACCGGAGGCCACGGTAGGGTTAAATCCACCAAATCTAGCAGCTAAAGCAGTAGCACCCATAGCTAAAGAAGTCGGTAAAGATTCTAAAGCTACGTTTCCTATCCACCCTGGAATATGTTCTGCATTACTTGCAATTTCATGACCCGTAGCCTGGAGTTTATCCATGAAATCTGCATTGTTATATGTGTCTGACTGTCTTAAAGTAGTAAGCTTTGCGACTAATGGGTTGACACCATACTCTTTTTCTATTGCTTTTTTCTCAACGCCCTGGTCCGCTATCGTTTGCATCTTGTCAACAATAGCTTTATCACGAGCAGTAATTTTATCTAATTCACTAGCGGGTGCTTTTTCATAGTATTCACCGTACTTCTCTTTATCTGCCGCTTGTAGCTCCATTAAGCTAGCAATTTGATTTTGCACTAGTGCGGACTTAAGATTTACAAAACCTTTTTTGGCCGAGCCAATAGTTTCTTGGCTGGGGGTAACTAAGTCTGCAATAGTATCTATTACGCCTGGAGCTTTATTGGGTGCGCCCGATACCGTTACTGAACCTTGAGGTTCTTGCCCCTGTTCAGATACTTCTCCTGTATAAGGAGCATATGCCTGTTGTTTAGGGGCTTCTATTTCTCCTGTATAAGGAGCATATGCCTCTGCTTTAGGCGCTTCTATTTCACCAGTATATTTTTCAAAAGCCACAGTAAGTCCTTATTTAGGAACTACCATTGTACCATCAGGCATTTTATAAACTGGTTTAGTAGTCCCCGGTACATACCCCGCAAATGTACCACCTGGAGGGCCGTTCATTACGGATGGACCAGCATTAGGACCAGCGGAACCTGAAGTACTAGGAGCAGGAGCGCTACCAACACCCGGACGAGCCGCATTTTGTTGGGTTTGCCCAGCCAACACTTTATTTCTTGCATCAATTTGGGCAATAATATCTTGCTTTTCTTTTTCAGTATCTGCGCCATATAACTTCATGCGCAAGTCTTTTAATATAGCGTCATCTTTTTGCGCAGTATTAATTGCTTGTGCTACAGCTGCCCCACTATAGGACTTCTCATCTTGTAATGCTTGACTACGTGCAGCTGCTTTAAATTGAGCTAATTCTGCTGGAGTAAACTGAGACTCTGGTTTTCCACCCAGCATATTTTCGTAGTAAATCTTTGTAGACTCGTCTGTTTTTGCTGTTGCTTTATTAGCTGCAATATTAGCCGCAGCTAGGGCAGAACCAGCATGGATACGAGCAGCTTCAATAGTTGCATTAGCTTGAGTTTCAGACATGCCTAAATGCATGAGGCGGTCTTTCTCTTTGTTAACATCCTCAGAAGCATTCTTAGCAATTGCAAGCTTATCTTTGTAGTCCATATTACCAACATCAAACTGAGCTTTAGCAAACGCCATTTCACTAGCTTTACGTTCTTTAACATCAGCCATATGACCTTCAATAGCAGGATTAGCGCCTTTAATATTTTCTTGCCAAAATGGTGAACGACCAATCATACCAAGACCCGCTTGAATAGTGCGCCACGCATCTTGTTTATCGGCTTCTTGAGGAGTGCCTCTTAAATCTTGTAGAGTTTTTAAGTAATCTGCACCGGCTGTGTTTTTGCCTAGTAACTGCTCATATTGCTGGTAATTTCTAGCTAAGTCGGATTGTTGTGGTGCAGTAGTTTGTCCACTTACGCCACCTTCTGCGTCTTCCATGTCTTGTGTTTTACCTGCATCACCACCCGCACCAAACGCTACAATACCACCACCAGCTGCATTAAATGTAGTCTGGCCTGATGGGGCTGCGCCAATACCGGGGGCACGCATTTGTTGACGGAAAGCCTGTTGGCTTAGTGCTGCCTGAATAGTTTGTGGGTCTGTAGGAGGTTGGGTCTTTTGAGCTAGTTGTTGGTCTGGTAGTGCACCCAACATATAGTCTAGCTTTTGAGCAGGTACCCCGCTTGCAATACCACCTGTAGCCATCTTCTTAGTCTTAATTATGCCGCCTTTTGCAACTTTAGCAAGCTGTGCTGCACCAATTGCTGCTGTGCCCGCACCCATTAAAGTTGATGCCGTACTTGGGGCTGCCGTATAATTAGTTTGTGTAGATGATGTTGGAACGCCAGTATATAAACCTTCCAAGTTATACGCTTGCTGCATTGGGTAGTTCTGTGAATTAGCGTAGTTCTGCATAGCCTGATTAATAACAGACTGTTGGTTGGCTTGTTGCTGTGCGCCCAACTGGTTTTGTGTATTAATAATGCTTGTATCAGCTGCAAGTTGTTGCGTGCCAAGATTGCCCAAATTAGCTGCTTGTTGACCCGCACCAGTGTATCCAGCTTGCGCAGCGTTAACACCTTGAAGACCAATTTGAGCACCTTGCATACCTTGTGCTGTACCTTGCAATGCTGTATTGACACCTTGAAGACCGGTGTTTGCACCTTGAATACCAGTTTGATATAAGGAATTAGCTGCATTCATACCCTGTAAACCAATACCTGCGCCTTGCATAGCGGCTTGTTGGCCTTGAATACCTAGACCAGCACCTTGCATGCCAAGACTAGCAGCGTTCTGCATATTCTGATTAGCTACGTTATATGCTTGGTTGTATGCATTGCCAACTAGTTGGTTCTGTGCAAGCATTTGATTCTGTTGGTTTAACCCTTGAGTAACTGCTTGACGTCCACCACCAAACGCGCCTTGTTGAGTAGCCTGTCCTTGGTTTTGCGCATTAAGCATTCCAAACTGTTGTTGTTGCAATTGCAGAGCTGGGTTTAATGTAGCTTGCAAATACGGGTTCATATACCCTTGAACGGCTTGTGCATTTTGCGCATTTTGTCCATAACTTGCACCCTGTTGTGCACCCATAGCGCCATAGCCAGCACCACCTAAACCAGCTTGTATACCTAGTTGACCAATCCCAACTGCATTACCCGCTTGCCCTGCAGCTTGTTGACCAATACCAGCGCCCATTTGTCCATAGCCTAAACCACCCTGAGTACCGATGTTTGCTCCAGACTGACCATAACCAGCACCTAAAGTACCGTATTGATTTGCGGTATTGGCTGTACCATATAGCCCTTGACCAGCGGCAGTAGCCATAGCTGTAGCATCACCAAACTGGCCAGGCTCTTGTAAACCTGCAGCATATTGCTGTGCTTGCTGTTGTAATGGAGAAAACCCTGCTACCGCAGCTTGAGCTGCCGCCATTTGATTTGGCCCAATACCCGCACCATTTTCACCAAACGAAGTGTATCCTTCTTGTTGCCCTAAGTTAATTGTTCCATCTGGATTAACTGTTTGGTTGGGAAACTGGTTGGCCATTTGCTGAGCAATAATGGCGGATACTCCAGGTTGTGCCCATGGGGAAATAGCGGATACAGTTTGAGTTTGGCTAGTAGGTGCAGGAGATGAAGTAGAGCCACCGCCACCGCCACCGCCAAAAATAGAATTTACTATTCCGCCCATAATTTTTTCTCCACCAATATTGCTTTTTTTGCAAAGCCTACACGTTTATATAATCTAGCTGCCGATTCTCTAGCATGTGCTTGAATCTTAGTAGCCCCAAATTTTTTTAACAAGTCTTCTACTTGACCAAATACTTCTTTACCCGCAGCGCCTTTTCCAGCGGCGGATACAATTATTGCTATTTTACCAGTTGGGGAGTTATTAAATGCAATAACATACGCCCCTTTTGCTACACCTTCTTCGTCCACTATATTTAATAGCAACCAGTTACCCAAACCTAATTGTTGTTCCGCATCTTGTAAAGTGCAATCATCAGTAAATTGCAATGCTTCAGCAATAAAAGAACTTACCTGAGGAAAAGCCATAGGCATACATTTAGGTCCTATAGGGCGAACTAGTAGGGTCATTTTTTACGTTTGCGAATAGTTGAACCCAAACCACCTTTTGCCGCGGGAACTGAAGTATCTACACTAGGTGTTGAAGCAGTTTTATTAGTATATTCAGAAGAACTCATAAGCGCTTGTTGTACTTGTTGTGGCGTCATGGCCCCACTGGTTAGTTGCTGTGTCCAATACTGCATACCACCTGCATCTGGGGCGCGACCTAAAACACCATTATATGCGCTGGTTAAGTAATTCATTGCTTGAGATTGATTCATTGCACCAGTTGATGAACCAGTAGTACCCCCCGATTGTCCCATAGCTTGACGTAATGCATTAACATGTTGGGCTTCAGAAGAACCGGAAATGGCATTAGCAACATCTTGTGGGCTTGTACCGCTTTGAAGTTGCTTAGTCCAATAGTCCATTCCAGCTTGGTCAGGAGAACGACCCATAGCATTTAAATATTGTTGTTTTAAAAAAGTAGTATCGTTAGGTGCATATTGATTTAACATGTTGTTTCTATATGCTGCATATTGGTCGGTCATATTAGCAGGGGCTGGTTGTGCTTGCGCTGCTGCTTGTTGCATTGCCATATTAGATGGTGTTGGCGCATTCAAAGTTAATTGGGGTGAAGCCGCTGGCACTACGGGTTGTGTGGGTAGTTGAGCATTAATAGCTGGTACAGCGCCACCATCAGCAAACTTGGGCATATACTTGTCGGCTTTAATTTGTTTACCTTGTTTTTTAGTACCAGTACGAGCCATACGAACCTTATCCATCATCTGATAAAGTTTTTTAGCGCCAGCATCACTAGAGCCATTACCCAAGTGACTTACTACATCTGCTGGAATTACAAACTCAGAATCAGCAAGGCGAGCTGGTTGCTTGTGTCCAATCGAAGCGGGGATATCATCGCTCATGCCATCGCCTGGGCCTTTGAGCATACGACCACCATCAGAATAACTACCAAGATTACCACCTGCTGCATAGGTATTTGATTGGGTAGCGCCCCCCGCTGCATACTGTTGCGCTTGTTGTCCTGACACCGCTGCATTAGTTGGTACACCATACATATTAGTTAAAGGCTGATAATGGGAACCCAATACAGAATTCCATACATTAGTTTCAAATGGCGTATTTATACCTAAAGCAGCTTGTTCTGGGTTGTTTGCTATTGCTTGAATTTGATTAATTGGCAATGTAATTAAATCTTCTAATAAGCCACCACTACCATATTTTTTAACTTTAGCAATACCGCCCATAGCCATTTTTTGCTGTCCAGTATAAGGGTCAACTAATGTATCTGTAGGTGCAGATAAAACATCGCCTGGTACTGGAGTACTTAATGCGTTTGCATATTGATTACTATGCAGTCCAGGTTGCGGGAACATTTGGTTATTCCCCGTTGCTATACCATTAAGTTGTTGCTTAATTGGGCTAGTGTTTAATTCTACAGAACCACCATCTGCATACGAACGGTTTAAGTTCATAGGAGTAGCATTGTTATATGCATAGTTTAAATTTTTAGGCGGTGCATTATTTATAGCTGTAGTACTTGGAACCCCATATTTCTTTTGTTCTTGTGCCATTTGCATAAGCGTTAATGCGCCCAAACCAGTCATAATTGGATGGTCTTTAAATACTTGGTACCATGGTTGGCCAGGAGCACTTGAATTAGGGCTTATAGTTGCACTTTGGTCGCTTCCAGTCCACGGCTGATTGGTAGCTGGGTTTATATCACTTGCATTAGACGCACCCATTTGGTTTGCTACATTTTGTAAATCTGCGTTTAAATAAGTACTACCATTTGGTCCAACCATTTCAGTACCGTTATTAAGCAATGTACCTGGTGCCATATCAGACGTACCAGTTGGGGTAAGGTTGCTAAGTAAATTTGGGGTAGCATTAGTACTAGCATTCATCATGCCAGATGAAATAGGGTTCATTTGCCCTGGGGCTATAGCAGAACTGCTTAAATCTGGTGCAACTGTTGACGGTGCTGCACTGGAAAGGGTTGAAGTAACCGGGGCAACTTCTGAAGTTAATGCGCTTGGTACTGCAGTAGAACTTATTACCGTACCATCCACAGCGGCAGCAGCAGGAGCCATAGCATATCCAGCACCAGCACCAACAAGAGCACCAATACCAGCGCCGCCGAGAGCGTTGTTTAAAACACTCTTTCCACTAAGTGCGCCATAGAGACCACCACCTACTGCACCAGCGCCAGCACCAATAAGACCCCCACCAATAACGGTAGCTGCGGTAGCACCTAGAGCATCTGCACCAACTGCAGTACCTACTGCAAGAGCGACATCAACGAAAGCCATATTATTTCTCCTCTTCCAGCAACGGCTGGGGGTTTTCAACAAACATATTTTCTAATTTTTCAACATCGGTTTCTTCTGTTGCATAGATATTTTGGAATACAACAGTTTCAATTATGTAAGCCACTTTTCTTCCTGGCTTAGCTACAAAGGTCATAGGCGCTACTAGCTCAGTTTTTGAACCATCTTCGTTTACAAGAATCATGCTGCCTGTTAGCATTACGCACATATGCTCAACTTTGTGGGGTTTGCCGATAATGACCGAACCAGCTGGCATAGTTACTTCTCTAATATAAAGTCCCGGACCAAAATAATGTTTTTCACTGCATTTAACTTGCGGCAAAGTTCTAAGCTCGGGTAGTAGAGCCTCTATCTTTTTGGTTATGGGGTTAGCTACTTCATTCATAGAGTAGCTTTTAATTGAAATTTAGGAATATCAGATGCTTGAATATGGGCGCCAGCATCATGTAGTGCTTTAGCAGTAGGGCCATCGAGTAGGCTGTCGTATATAACCCGAACACCACCTTGCTTTAATTGTTGTACAAAATGGCGTACTGCTTCATCAAATACGTGTGGCTTATCTATAGTAAAAAAATGTACTTGCGCCATACCCTGACCCAAGGACTTAAAGCCCATTAAAGTATCTTCGTAGCGGGCTAGTTTTAAACCATTTTGTATTTCTGCTTGTACCCCAGCCATACCTTTATCAAGGGGAATACCCTTTTTTTGTAAGTAGCGAGCAATAATTTCTGAAGATTTAGTCCCGGAACTATCATCTTTTCCAGCCACATTTTGTGCAATTCCCAAAGCAGTGGGTAGCATATCGTTTTGTGCGCCTAAAATTCCGTTCATAATTGTCCTTTAAGTCTTAATTTTTAATACGTTGCCAGCGCTAGTATCATAGTAAATATCTCCAGTCCGAAGAGTGGATAAAGATGTCTGCGTAGGTAAAACGATATCTTGCTTATTAGTAATTTGATTTATACTGCTCAAGTTTAACGTACTTCCTTGCAAAGGTCCATTGTTACTTACCTGTGTAAAGTAAAGTTGTAGTACTTTTAAGAGCTGGTTCATGTAGGCAACGTTGTACTCCACAGGGGGTACAGGTAGGTTTGGTGGGGTTACGTTCTGATTTGACATTATCTTCTTCCGTCTGGGCGTACTTCAAGCCTAGGATTACCTAGCTGCCATTGAGTTCCAGCTTGGTTTGAGGATACCATAAGCGCCATTTGGCGTCCTCTAATACGGCAATACGCATATTGCGTAAACTGTTGAATATTATAGGTATTTACTGAACTACTATATGGTAGTGTGCTAGTAACGGCTGGATTATCGCTAGTGCCATAAGTTGCGCCAGGGTTTTGTCTTGGTAACACCGTAAAATTAATGCTAGGAGTGCCTGATACTGAACCATTAAAGCTAACGTCAGGGATTATCCGCCATACAAATCCAAAATTAGAACCATCCCCGATATCAAAATCAGAAGACTGTATGTAAGAAGCAATAGGACTAGCTGGGTTTGTTGTACCATCATCTACACCATTTTCGTGATAAATTAAACCTGGGCTTACAGAAGTAGGTGGCGAACCTAAAGGCGCATATCCAGCAGCCATTGGATAAGTACGTAGTGGGCTATCAAACCAAGCTGTACGGGTCATAGAACCGTAGTACCAAATCTGTTCTAGATAATTGTAAATAACATAGCTATCAATATACTGGCTATTAGCAGAACAATAGAACCACCATACTTCATTAAAACCTTCGTTAGTACCCGCAAAGAATTGACCTGTTTGAGTTAAGTTAATGTTTTGGTATACATATTCACGTAAGGTACATGGTAGGGTTTGTACTACACCACCAGAATACATATAAAACTTATCAAGCCCCATCCAATATATGATGTTACTAGCTAAAGCTGTGGTATTAGGCCCAATAATAGAAATATTATCCATCATTAAGTTAAAGCCCCAGACGTATGGAGCACCCAAATACTGCATAGAATAAAGGGCTGAATCAGTCCAAACTACAATCTCTTGTCTGTTCTGTTTGGCAGAAATAATTTGTGAACCGCGGCTAAGCGTAAAGTTACCTGCTTGGTTAGTGGGAAGTGGTGCCCAAGTTACAGGACTTTCTTGGTCTGACCAGCTTACTAACATAGGGTTTTGAACCCCATCACCATAAGTATCTGTACCAAAAGCAATCGTAAACCGCGACGCATCTGATACCATAACAAAGTTAGCAACAGTAGGGCAAGAGCTATCTGTTAGCCAATATGCAGTACCGTTTTGGGTATTTGAATTGGTCTTAGATAATACTTGGGCTACGTTATATATGTTTGGGTTTGAATCTACCACCCAATAATAAAGCGGTCCACCACGGTAGTTAAATATTAAATTTTGGCCATAGTTTGCTTGGCTCCAAAGGCGTAAAGCTTCTGTAACACCAAACCCTGCTGGAGCTGGCTGCCCCCAACCAGTATTACCACCAGTAGAATTAGAACCGCCCCAGCCACCAGCACCCCAACCGTTAGCTATTGTATTGTATGCATTACCACTAGGAATTTGATATGAAGCTTTAACTGAACCACCACCATTGCCTGTGTCACTTGAATTAGCTGCTGTTGGTACTTGAATAGAGTAAGTGGAGGACGTTAGATAAGTAACTACAAACCCTTGGAGTCTATTTAAAATGGCTGCAGTAACGTTACCACCAAGACTTACTGCGCCACTAAATATTACATAGTCACCCGTTTGAACGCCATTACCAGATTGAGTAACTGTAACTGTGGTAGAGCCATTAGTAGCTGCAAAAGATGCACTGGGCGAAGAAATAACTGCACGAAAAGGGGTTATATCGTATAAGTTACCGTTTTGTCCTTGTTGGATATAGAACTTTTGATTAGTACCCAAGCCGAGGTAGTTATATCCTGTAATACCGTTCCACATTAGCATAGACCTAGCTACACCAACATAATTACCACCAGTAGAAACTTTTCCAGAATCTAGCGTCCAGCCACCTAATTTTTCAACTTGGCCGGAACGAAATCGAACCATGTTGCCTTGAAACCAACCACCTTCATTGGCAAGGGTAGTACCTTCACGGTTAATACCTGGGCGGAATTGTAGTTTTTGTAATGGCATGGCTTACCCTAATACTTGTTTAGCATGGGCGATTTTAGCCTTACGATTAGCAAGACCTTCTAAACCACCATTTATACGTTTTGTCATTGTCTCATAATCACCTAAATCTGCCAATTGATTGAGGCTTTTTTTATTCCAAAACCACCCCGCAGACATAGCGGCATTTTCAGGAATAGCTAGAAGTTCTGGATAAGTTAAAGTATCAATCTTTAAGGCATTGCCACAATAAAAGTACTCATCACGCCCAGTTATCTGTATGATTCCTCTTCCTCTAAACTTATACCCATCCCCTTCTTCTCTATTACCTAGACGACCCGCATATACTTTATTGGCTAAAAGTTGCGGTTGGTGGGCGTACTTCATAGCTGTAGGTAAATCTGGAAAACGACTAGGCCATACTTCCATTAGCCTTTCTGGACTATAGTTAAGGTTTTCTTCAAGCCGAGTAAAGTTATTGCTCTCTTCCATGCACTGACCTAAAAAAGCCGCTTTACGATTATTGGTATTAATCTCGTACTTTTGCATAACGGCATTAAGCGGTTCAAGCCATTTACCACCAATACCAAGAGCTAATAGTTGACTTTCAATCATTTAATCAATCCGTTTTCTGTTGCCCATTCTTGCCACAGATTTACTTGGAGGGTTGTTTCAGCGCATTGTCCAGCAAGTATTGGGTAGGCGGTTTCTGCATCAGCTCCTTTGGGGGCTGGGGAAATGCCGGGCACTGAACGGCTACCGGGGTTGATGTGCATCCCACCATAATAATTGCGCAAAGCAGCAAGCTTACCTTCATATTCATTTTGTATTCCTTTATTTACGAGTTCCTGCTGTGACCGAATGGATTTAATTTTTTCTTCTTGCTCTTTGGCGGTAGCTTCAACGCTTGCTTTGTATTCCACATATCTATTATTACCGATATGAAACCCACTATAAAACACAATACACCCCAACAATACACAAGCTCCCACTTTGATGTAATTAATGTATTCATCTATAAAGCTCCACATTACTTTTCCTCCGAAGGGTGTTCTTCTGGCTCAGTATCTTTTTTCATTAACATAGCTGCACCGTGGGCACCAACAATAGCGGCTACGCCCATATAGAGTCTTTCCAAATCTACAAGCCCGGAATGTATTGCGTTATATATGCAAGCCCCAAAAAAAGCAAACATAGAAAAAACCAACGACCAACGACCGATATCATGCGTTTCATTATCTTTACCCGTTAGAAGGTCATTGAGTATCTTTTTCATTTCTTTTTAGTACGGGCAGTCTTAGCAACTACAGCAGGTTTTGGTTTGCGTGTAGTAGCTTTTTTAACTGTTGGCTTTTTAGGTTTTTCAGATAAAGATGTAACTTCAACTACAGGAAAAGGCCACATTTTAAAATCAGGGGTTTGCGCATCAATCTTAGCCTTACCAACTTCCATATCAATTTTTGGCATATAGCCAAGCTTGTCGAATAACCAATTAATAATAAACATTATTTAACTCCTAGGTTGAGAATCTGTTCTTCTAGTGCCGTTACTTTTGCACTAAGTTCTTTAACTGCGTTAACTAATAGCCAAGTAATTTCTGTAGTATCAACGTGCTTAATGTCAGTTTTCTCTGTATCTTCAGGGTTTAACTTTCCTGGAATAGTTCTAATAACACTTGGCAAAACTTGTTCAATTTCATCAGCAACTACACCAAGACCTTCTGCACCTTGCGTAGACCCGCCTTTACCGTTGTATACCCATGTTCTAGGTTTAATTTGATTTAATAAATCAAGACCTTTTGTATAGTCTTGGATATTATTTTTAAGGCGAATGTCTGACGTAGCAATCCACGCAGTAGAACTACCACCTTTAATAGCATCAACAGCGGATGTATATAAAGTATTATTACTTAATCCAATAGCACCACTTATAGGAGTTATTGATAAATATGTACCACTACCACCTCCAAAACCATTTAAAAAACCAAAGGTATTAGTAGTTGTATCAAATAAAACCCCAATACCATTACCAGCAAGTTGCAATGACGTAGCTGAAAGTCCAGAACTATAAGTACTGTAAGTTACACCAATACGTTGGTTACCTGCGCTGGTTCCTGTTGCGGTTATGCTAGCTGTAGAACTATAGTTATTTGCTCCAGTAAAGTTATTTGTACTGTTTAATTGAGCATATCCAGAAAGCGCAGATGAAGTTACATAGTTTGACGGGTTTGAGCTAAGTGGATAATAGTAAGAACTATAGTCTGTTGAAGAAGGAGTTACTGGTCCAGTACGACCATTAAAAGAAGTTACTGCGCTTGTACCTAATAGTGTACTAAACGGGGTTGAAGACCATACAGAACCATTAGAAGCTAGTACGTTATTTGCAAAGCTTGGAGAAATAGCTGTTGGTGCACTTGTACCATTACCAACTAATACAGCTCCTGAAGTTAAAGTCGCTAAACCCGTACCGCCAAAACTTACTGGAATTGGGTTTGTAGTGTTGTTAAACGATGTACCCCAAGAAGCACCAGTCGAGTTAGCAATACCAGCGCTAGGGTATGTAAAGCTTCCTGCTTGAGCCGCTACATTTTTAACAAATGCCGTTGTAGCTACGTTATTTGAGTTATCCGTTGTTGGTGGGGTTGATGCAGTTGCTGCTGGGGCGCCTGTAATTGTTGTACTTGCCGCACTTTGTGGGACATTTACTGTATAAGTACCAAGACCACCTGCACCTGTAATATATCCTGAAATCTGAGTTTGTGGAGTAGAAACTATAACTGCGCCACCAGAAAGAGTCACGGTTGATGTTGCGCTGGCGCTTGCTGTATATGAATAGCTACTTGAATTTATAACTGTAATAGTAAACGTGCCGTTTAAGTTGGCCGCGGATATACCACCTACTGCAGCAGCACCTGAAATAGTTACTGGAGTACCAGAAGAAAATCCATGTGCAGTTTGTGTTACTGTTACTGTAGAGCTACCGCTAGTAGTACTTAATGGGTCTGTTAAATTTGTAGAAGTAGCAGCTGCGATTCCAGTACCAGAAATTGACATGCCTTGGAATAGTACTCCTGAAGCAACCGTAGTAACCGTTAAAGTAGTACCTGAAATACTGCCTGTAAATGATGCAGAAGTAAATGCTCTAAATACACCCGCAGCATAAAAGTTACCAATTTCAGTTTGGTTACCAGTAACAGTTAAGTTACCATTAACTGTAAAATTACCTGTGGTTTGAGTGTTTGTAGACTGTACATTGGTGCCATCAGACCATATTGTAATAGTTGCGCCGGCTGGAATAGTTACGCCAAGACCTGCAGCAATCGTATTACCAATAGCCGTACTATTATAGATAGTGGCTGCGTAGCTAGAATTATTATAGACAACATAAGACTTAGGGTTTGGTGGCGCATAAATATTAAATGGTGCCGAAACTCCGCTAGTAACCAAAGATAAAAAAGCAAAAATAGCTTGGTTAGATGATGCAGTAGTAGTTGCGCCATTAACATAAGTTAGTGCCTGGGAGGTGGAAGTAACTGTAACCTGTTGATATCCCGTAATAGCAGACTCAAGTACATATTGGTCTGTGGAATTTGTTGTATTACCCCAAGTACCAGCTTGGTCGCCCGTACCAATTAATTCGATACGTAAATTTGGTGAGTATGTTGAGGCCATTTATGTTCCTTACTGATTGTCGTCTATGTCTATCCAGCCCGGATTTTGGTTATCGCCTACGCTACCCCATCCAGGGTTTTGTGCATCGTCTATTCCTGTCCAGTTAGATGTCTGGTTATTACCTACTGCCTGCCACATTTGAACCTGATTATTATTAATATCATTCCAATCTGCAGCTTGATTATCGTTTATTTTAACCCATCCACGGGCAAAAGGGGAATCAATAAAGGTCATTACTTGCTCAGCAACGCCTACAAAGTCAGCCCTAGCATACTCTTGGTCAATTAAATGGAAGTTTTCGGCTGTAGTTACAAAGGTAAATCTACGGCCAGTTACGGTATCTGTAAAGGTAGCCAGCTCTCTAACTGTTACTGGGAAGCTCTGGAATACGTTTTCTACGTCAGTAAATGTAGCCGATTCTGGTACGGAAACCACGAATTTTGCATTAGCAATAAGGGTTTCGACAAGTGTTAGGGCTTCAGGTACCGTTACATTGGCCTTTAGTTGGCCGGCTTCGCTGTCGGAAAAAGAACTACTTTCAGCTACAGTTTCCCGGAAATTAAATTGGGATTCATCTCTATCGCTTAAAGAAAAGGTATTAGCGGATAGCCCTGCAAAATCTGCCCTACCAAAAACGGTATCCGAGAAAAGCGCTGATTCATTAGTAAATACATAGTACGTGTTGTTGCACTGCGTCGTATCAGTAATATTGATATTTTCAGCTGCTGTTACTAGGTACGCAAACGATACGTTAAGCGCTTCACTAATAGACATCATTTCTTCTACTAGCCCAACAGCATTTAATTTAGCTGCATAATTATCTGCAAAAGACCCATTTTCTGCTACGGTTTCAAAAAAGTTAAATTTACTACTACCATTATCATTTAACGAAAAAGATTCCACATTGGAAGTATTAAACTTGGCTAACCCCGCAATAGCCTCAGTTAAAGTAAAACTTTCCGATACGCTAATCGAATAGATACTACCCCCAGGTATGGTGCACCAAGGGGCTTGAGCGAATGCGGAAAAACCAAAGGTCATCTAGAGTATCCGTAGTTAGATAAGACTTCTAATAGGAACGTCATTTTACACCTCCGGAAATAGGCAGTCTTGTATAAACGTTTCTACTTCTTTAGGGTCTAACCCTAGGGATGCCATAACTCTGGGGGTATGTGGGTTTTTCTTTTGGTTCTGGCAGTAGTAGTTTTGCTTATCTTTATAGTCGCCTTTCTCACCCATACCCATATAATCAAGGTAATGGTTAAGATTTGCTGTGGCTAGGCTAAGGATTTTAGCTAGCTCTTCTTCGGTATTAATGTTTCCAGCAGCTACCATACTAGGGCTAAATATGTTTCGTGCCCATTCTGGAAGTTCTCGCTCCCTGCTCCACTGGTAGTTAGCTACTTTTTCTTTAAACCAGTCATTTAGTGGGTGTTCACCTATTGGGCTAAAGTCATGGAAAGCGCCAGTAACCTTATTAGCTCCAGCAATAATATCAAAGCCGTATATGGGGGCAGGGCAGTCTAAATGTGGGAATACGCACAAATGAAGCATATAGAGCTTTTTGGTTTCCCTAGCGTCTACTATGTCCAAATGCGCCCTACGAAAATTATGACCTTTATAGACATAATTAGGCCATGTAAACTTATGCCCTTCGTCTACTTCCTCATAGTACTTAAACCGCTTTTGGATATATGCGGCAAAGTCTTCAAGCTGCTGAAATATTGTGGGCATCGGCTATCTCGTCAAATAACTTTATGTTAAATTCCATAGCACGATTAGCTTCGTCACCTAAGTCATCAGATAAGCGCTCACGAACCTTTTTAATTAACTCTGCACGGTTCTCAAAATCGTACATGGTAGCTTCGCCAGGAACCACTTTTTTAATCATCTGGCCACCATATAGGTCCCCAAAATGACGTGCGTAGATATGACCCATTAATTTGGGTTTTTCTAGGTTTTGAATGTATTCAGCGTAGTCTTTTGTTGACTGATAAATTTGCCCATTTTGTTCTAAGTCTATATAGTCCCATTCAATTTTAGGGCTACGGCAGATTTCTTCTATGCCTTCTAGCAAACCCGCTTCATGCGCTACTTCTTCTAAAATGGTGTAGCAAAACAATTGGTTATATAAAAGGTCGGCGTAAACAGGTACTGGAATTTCTCCAGATAAAAGAACCTTAACGAATGGGTGATTTTCTGCCTTATCGTGGTTTTCTTTGATTGCTTCTTTAAGCGTCATTTTTTTCCTCAGGCTTATTTACCATGTCTATATTAAAACTTACCATAATTCTATCCTCATCGGATTCATTAGGTTGTGTCCAATGAGGAAGCCAAGAAGGAAATATTACCATTGAGCTTTCTTTTACATGGTGTACGTGCATAGTATCTACTGCAGGGAACTCTCTAACGTTAGGCACGTACATAGTTTTAGCTACAGAACTTAAATCTTTAAAAACTATATTGCCGCAATTCTCAGGGGTTTTTGCGTAGAATACTCCACTAAATAGCGAATTAGAGTGTATATGCTCAGGGACAAAAGCACCAGTTGGGTAAATTGTTGTCCACATGTTAATAATTGATGGTATTTTATTTCCGCCGTTAACACTTTGTATCATAGTACTGGCGAAATCATAAATAAAAGCAACAACTTCTGCCCATTCAGAATTATCTACTAAAGAACCAGAATTAAACGAGGTTACACCGCTTTTTTTAAAATCTTCTTGGCTAGAAGACTTGGCAGCATAATTCCATTTGTCTGATACTAATCCAGCATCTGTAGCATTTTCCCTAAATTTATATGCTAATTCGCAAATTTTGTTACATATTTCTGTGTTATCGCTTGTTCCTGTTAGCAAGGGTGTAGCAAAAATATTTTGTAAAAATTGGCTCATTTAATTAGGTTGATGCTGTTCCTGTAGTTGTTGAAGTTCCGGCTGCTGGAGTTGTCTGTTCGTTTGGATTTAGGGGCCAAGTAACATCTTGTGCTGTTTTTGCATTTGGAAATTTACTAGGTAAATCTCTTAAAGCTTGGCGATACGTTGCCCATGCTGTTTTTTGGGCTGCTGTTAAAGGCACATCTACTGCCTGTGTCCAGTCAGAAGTTCCAAGTAAAAAGTTACGACGGTTTCTAATATGAATATCTAATAACTCTTCTTGAGTAAAAGGACGTACTTCAACTTTATTACGGACAATACCATCAATATCCATAAAATATTCATTGCTAGTAGTCACAACACCATTTGCTGGCTGTTGTGTCCATTGAAATTCAGCATATCCAAACTCTTTTAAAATATCAGGTCCTAGATGAGAAACATTAATTGTTTCCATTACATTAGCACCTAACATAGGATTACCTATAGGATTGCCTTGACTATCTAATTTAATATAAATACCCATTATTTATTTCTCCGTTAATTAAGGTCCGTAAGGTGTTACATCATTAGTGTTTGTAGAAGGGAATGAACGTCCTGGCCCCCAAATAATACGTACAGCACCGGGTCCACCGGGTCCACCGCCGTAAGAAGTCCCAGGGCCGCCGCCGCCGCCACCATAAGACCCACCTAAAATACTACGGTCTGAACTTAATTGGTTATTACCGCTAAATGGGTTTTCTCCATAGTAGCCAGCAGTACCACCAGACCCACCTTGACCACCTAAACCATAAGAATAGGTAGTAGTATTCCCTGTAAATGGTGAGTACTGATATATACCATCGTTACTTTGCCCAAATATACCTGTTCCACCACCAGCACCTTCACCATATGTAGAGGAATAATATCCACCACCTGCAGAAGCTCCCGTGCCTGAAGTAGCAGCATAGTTACCATAGTTACCATTAGCGCCACCTGAATATCCACCCGCACCGCCACCGCCTTGATAGTTATTTGCATATCCGCCATAACCACCACCAGTACCATAGTATCCACCACCTGATGACCCTGAAGGGTTAGAGTTAGGACCCCCACTATAAGCACCAGCAGTATAATTACCGCCGCCATATCCAGCTACAGTAGTTAAACTATTAAAGTATGAATTTCCCCCTACTGAGGCATTATTACTACCACGTGTTCCTGCGGTACCACCAGTACCAACCACAACAGTAATAGTAGAACCAGGGGTAACTCCATAGTTATTAATCCACCCTAACCCACCACCACCCCCTGCAGAGCTTGCCCATGTTGAATTACCTCCGCCCCCACCGCCAATAGCAACTACGGAAACAGAACTAACCGCATTAGGAACAGTCCATGAATATGTACCTGGAGTTGTAAAGGCTATTTGTCCCTGCACAATACCTAAATAAAGACTCCAATTAAATACTTTAGATACTACATAAATACCATCAGTTGCTGTTACTGTAAAGTTATAAACTGTTGTACCAGTAGGGCCTGAAGGTGCTGTACCACTTAAAACACCAGAGCTACTTAAAGTTGCCCAAGAAGGTATTGCACCACTAGTTAAAGTATGCACAACAGTCCCAGATAGCGCTGTTGCTTGGGTTGCTGTAGTACTTAATGACCCAGAAGGAGCAACTGACCCGGGTAGTATTGTTGATGAGAATACAGGTATTGCTGTGTTTGTAACAAGCGATATAGTCTTAGTAATTGTTGTTACAAGGTCACCCAATAGAGCACTAATTGTAAATGAATAAGAACCAGTAGTAACTGTATTTGGAATTGTTAATAAACCAGTAGAATTAATAGAGACACCTGTTGGTGCCCCAGTTACTGCCCAACTAGATACAGTAGTTGATTTATTAGAAAAAGTACCGTATTGGCTTGTAATTGCCGTGCCTGTTTGTTGCTGTAATATACCATTACCGATAATAGTATTGGTTTGTGTTGCTACATAAGTAACTACTGCAGACTGAGTTGGAACCTTAACTGGAGAGTTTTGGCTCATTGTTCCATCTGTAGAGAACTCATTAATCTGAGCACCAAGCTGCGCACCGATAGAACCCAAACGCAAAGATGTCAAACCAGACAAGTTAAACGAGTTAGCGTTAAGTGTTGCAGCACCAGTTGCTTGGTTAACCGCAAAGTATGCTCCAACTTGGAAGTTACCCGATTGGTCGGCGGAAATGTAATATACACGGCCTGGTAATGTTTGCTGAACTTGGTTAGCTGGATTTGGCGCTTGTGTAGGAGTACCTGGATAATTAGTAGTTGAGATACCGCCAGTACCGATATTTAAAAAATCATGGGCTGTAATACGGCATAAACTAAAATTAGAACGGATTGTAATACCGGCATTAGTAGCTTCTGGGTTTGGAATTTGTTGAGCCACTACAACAGAAATAACACTTCCTAAACCAGAATAGGTTCCCGATACGTTAGAAATAATATATGCAGAACTATCACCAGCAATTTGAACTGATTGTCCAACCAAAGGCAATGCTGACAAGTT